TACGTGTTGCAAAAATAAATTTAACCCTACATAATTAATAGCATGATTAAACGTACAACAGTAAATCAACAGAAAACACCAAAAGTTTTAACCAACAAAAATGGTTATAGCAATAAAGGTACGGTCCCCTTAAAAAGCAACGCAGGTACTTTCGACACTAATACCACACCAAAACCAGGTATGGGTAAAGGTAAAGCAAGAGGTATGGGCGCAGCAGAATTTGGTGGCAAGTTTTCTGGTGTTTATTAATGTCCGAAGCTTGGCTAAGTAAAAAGTATTTAAAAGAACTAGAACTTAGAAGGGAAGATGTAAAGGACACTTTACTCGCAGGGTGTAAAGACCATGCGCAATATGAATATCTGCGGGGGCGCTACAGCTCTCTGGCCGACGCAGAAAATATATTTAGAGAGCTGCTAGGAAGGGTAATACAAAATGACATCGAAGATACAGGTACCTGAGCACATAGCTAAAGAAATCGAAGCTGAAAAAATTGCAAAACAACAAGACGAATTTCTCCAGGAAGAAAAATCCAATTTTGGTGAAAACCTAGGTGAAGAAGATAATCAAAAAATCCCTTACGTGTCACAAGAAGCACGTGTTCTTGATCCAACATTATTAGACAAATCAATTTTAGAGCGTATGCCACAACCTACGGGTTGGCGTATTTTGATACTTCCTTATGCTGGCAAAGGCGTAACAGAAGGTGGTATTCAATTAGTGCAATCACATGTAGATAGAGAAAGACTAGCTACGGTTGTCGGTTATGTTGTAAAAATGGGCCCTGACTGCTACAGCGACAAATCAAGATTTGATAAGCCTTGGTGTCAGGAAAAACAATGGGTGTTAATAGGTAGGTATGCTGGCGCACGCTTCAAGCTCGGAGATGAATCAGAGTGTAGAATTATTAATGATGATGAGGTGATAGCAACTATACTAGATCCTAATGACATTCTTGCAATTTAAGGATAAATATGGAAGAAGCAACAAAACAAAAAGAAATACAAGAAGAGGTTATTGAAGAAGGCGAGATTGTTGAGCTCGAAGAAGAGGTTAGTGAAAAACCTGAAGAGTTAGCAGCAAGTGATACAGTTGAAGAAGTAGAAACGGAAGAACCTACTGAAACACAAGAACAAGAACTTACAGACTATAGCGATAAAGTTCAGAAACGAATAAATACTTTGACTCGTAAATTACGAGAGGCAGAGCGTGGTCAAGATTATGCTGCTAAGTATGCGCAAGAAATGCAACGGCAAAACCAAGCTTTGCAACAACAAGCGCAAACATTAACACAATCTACATACTCAGAATCACAAAACAGACTTACAGCACAAAAAGCGCAAGCTATAGAAGCTTTAAAACAAGCACATGAAAGCTCTGACTTTGATAAAGTTGCAAAGGCCCAAGAGGTGCTGTCTCAGATAGCTGTGCAAGAAAATAATGTGACGCAAAATTTACAAGCAATTCAAGCACAACAAGAACAAGCTCAAAACCTAGCACAACAGCCACTTCAACCACAGCAGCCAGGTATTCATCCAACTACAGAAGCTTGGATTAGCAACAATAGATGGTTCTTGGAAGATGAAGAAATGTATAACAGTGCTCAAGTTATTGATAGAGAGCTTGTAAGTGAAGGATTTATCGAAGGATCTGATGAATATTTTGCTGAAGTAGATAAAAGAATTAGGGTAAAACATCCTGAAAAATTTGATGACGTAGCGGTGCAACCGAAACCTCAACAAAAAGTAGCTTCGGCTAATAGGTCTGTAGGAAAAGCTGGAAAGAAACAAGTTAAGTTGTCTCCGAGCGAAGTAGCTATGGCAAAAAAATTAAACGTACCTTTGAAAGAGTACGCAAAATATGTTAAAAGGTAATAGATATGACAGATAATACTGACAAACAAAACAGAACATCACGTTCTGCTGACACTCGAGCTAGTAAAGAAGCTCGCAAACCTTGGAGCCCACCATCAATGTTGGACACTCCTCCTGCACCTGAAGGTTATACTTACAGGTGGATACGTGCCGAACTCGTTGGTTCGGAAGATAAGAAGAATGTAACTTCAAGAATGCGTGAGGGCTTTGACCTTGTACGTTCTGAAGAGTTGCCTGATTTTGAACTTCCTACTATAGAAAACGGTAAACATGCAGGAGTTGTAGCAGTTGGTGGTTTGCTATTGGCTAAAATTCCTAACGAGACTCGTGAAGAAAGGAACTCCTACTTTCGTAAACGTGCATCAACACAACAATCAGCTGTTGATAATGACTTACTCAAGGAATCAGATCCAAACTCTCCGATTTTAAATCCAGAGAGAAGTAGCAAAGTTACTTTTGGCGGTGGTCAACGCAGTTGATCGCTAAATATACATTTTAAATATATAGGTGATTTATTATGGCAAATAAGAATGCCCCATTTGGTGTCAGACTTGTTGGCTCTCTTGGTTCAGGACCTACATCTAACGGTGTAACTGAATACGAGATTGCTTCAGGCGCATCAGGGAACATTTTTTCAGGCGACTTAGTAAAAATGACCAATGCAGGTACTATTTTAGTAGCAGCAGCTGGTGATGAAGCCCTTGGTGTATTTAGAGGTTGTAGATTTACAGATTCAAATGGAGATGTAGTCTTTAAATCTCATTACCCTGATGGTACTGTTTCGTCTGATATTGTTGCATTCGTGCATGATGACCCACATGCTGTATTTGAGATTCAAAGTGCAGGTTCTCCAGCGCAAACTGATGTCGGTTTGAACGCAGATATTTCCTACACATCTGGCTCTACCAAAACTGGTATGTCAGCTGTGGAACTGTCTGGCACAACAGCCGCAACGTCTGCGACTTTCAGAATTATGGGCTTTTCCAGTGATCCAGATAACAGTACAACGGGTTCAGCAAACGTGAATGTAGTAGTCAAGTTTAATGAGCACTTCTATGTCGATCCAACAGGAGTATAAATAAATGGCAATAAATAGAGCGCAATTAGCGAAAGAATTAGAGCCTGGTTTGAACGCCTTATTCGGTATGGAATATTCTCGTTATGAGGCTGAGCATCTAGAGATATTTGAAAGTGAATCTTCAGATAGAGCATTTGAAGAAGAGACTCTTATCGTAGGGTTTGGTAATGCAGAAGTAAAAGCAGAAGGTAGTGGTGTCAGATTTGATAACGCTAACGAAGGCTATACTTCACGTTACTCCCATGAAACAGTGGCTCTTGCTTTTGCTTTAACAGAAGAGGCAATTGAAGATAATCTCTATGATAGGTTAGGTGCAAGATATACCAAAGCATTAGCTAGGTCTATGGCAAATACAAAGCAAATCAAAGCAGCAGCGGTGCTAAACAATGCGTTTAGTGTAGCTGGTGGTGATGGTAAAACTTTGATTGCAACAGATCATCCACTAGGCGGCGGTGGCTCTTTAGCAAATAGAGCAACAACTATGGCGGACTTAAATGAGACATCTCTTGAAGATAATCTTATTGGAATTTCTACATTTACGGATGATAGAGGTCTTAATATAGCTCTTCGAGGTATGAAACTTATTGTTCCACCACAGTTAGTGTTTGTTGCTGATAGATTATTAAACTCTCCAGGTAGAACTGCGACTTCAGATAATGATATTAACGCTATCAATAACATGAATTCAATGCTTCCAAATGGATATGTTGTAAACCACTATCTAACTGATACAGATGCATATTTCATTAAAACCGATTGCCCAGATGGGTTTAAGTATTTTGAAAGATCTCCAATGCAAACCGCATTAGAAGGTGATTTCGATACCGGTAACATGAGATATAAAGCTAGAGAAAGATACTCATTCGGATACTCAAACTTTAGAGCCGTATTCGGTTCTCAAGGAGCTTAACAGGAACGATTTATTGTAGCGTTTCTTACTCAACTACAATTTTTTAAGGGAGCTTCGGCTCCCTTTCTTTTTTTTCAAATAAAGTATATGATTTACTTCTAGGATTTATTAACTTGTTCTACAGACTGACCTAGCAGACAAGCCAAGACGGTAGAACTTATTTC